AGTAAGAAAAAGAAAAACGATGAAGATCATCTTTGTCTTCGTGCATTAGATTGGATTTTTTCTGGATATTGGAAAAAAGAAGGTAAGGTTAAAGTTAACGAAGCTAGAAACTCTATCGAATTTGATGGATTTTCTGATCCATATATGCCAGGTGCTAACTTCTTGCGTTGTATTAGAAATGCTGCTGCAAAATGGAGGTTAGGTAAAGACGTTCTTCGTTCTGTTGTTGTTACCAATGATCCATTAATCGAATACGAAGGATCAAAAGATGCTTTGGAAATGTACACAAAAGATCAAAGTTACTTCTCTAATACAGCATTTACATCAAGAGGTGTCTGGGTTCAAAGATTACTATTTCCAGACTGGAAATGTACTTTTGAGTTAATGGTTGACGATGAGATATTAAGTGTATCTCAGTTAAATAGAATCATTACTATGGCTGGTAAAGCTGAAGGATTAGGTACATGGAGACCTAGATTTGGTAGATTCTCTGCATCTGAACTAGTGGAGATAGCTGAATAATGCCAAATCCAAGAATAGATGGCATTGATTGGAGATCACTTCAAAAAGGAGATGTCATACCAGAAGAACATATCCTTGATTATTGGAACACTTGTTATCCAGATAAAGAGTGGGATAAATTCAGCATGGTTACTGTTAGAGGCAACATCGAAAAACTTCGTGAAGGTATTAACAGACCTATTGTTCTTAAAGAAGTAAAAGGGTCTTTGGTAGTTCTTACTGATAAAGAGGCTGTTGATTATTCAGCAGCCCAAGCTAATGCTGGTATCAAAAAACATCGTAGGCATACTCGTAGACTATTTACACACATAGATACTTCTAAATTAGATCAAGCCAAAAAACGTGATTTAGAAACAAAACAGATTCATCATGCTTTTATAGCTTCTGCTGCTGATGGTGCTAGAAAAGAATCTTTGCAGCTACAAAGAAAGGGAGAAAGATTACCAAAGTCTTTAATAGAAAAATCAGACTTTAAGAAATCTTCTTAAAATTCAACACGACTCCTTCAGACTCAGTACCATGTTTCTCATTTCGACCCCATTTGATGCGGTTGCTATTCATCACAATCGTTATGGGTGTTACGATAAACCCTTCTTAACATCTTTGATACTTAATAGGTTGACAAGATGACTACAGTTCCCCTCACCTCGTTGTGATTCCGCTTATGTCAATTCCCATCCTTTTCGCTTAATGCTTCTTATTGCAGATTGCCTCTGCTCCTAACAGCCCCAAGATACGCTCTTTTTTGCTTATTAGCTCTGATCTCATCTGCCCGTTGTGCCTCAACTAAATTCTTCTCATTACTATCGTTGTCAGTTTACGATTAAAACTGTCTTAACACCTCTATTACTGAATAAGTATGCGAGGTGAAAACCAATGCGTTTTATTTCTGTGTAAATTATTGCAGTGTGGTTCCATGTCACTCTCATCTTTACAATTTACCTCTTCGTCAATCGTATCTATTTCTTTTGGCTCGTTACGATTTGACTCCGTTTGATTCAAATTAACTCAAATCAATCGTTTAAGGTCTTACGTCAAACCTTTTTAACACCTCTATGATTTAATCGTCTGCGAGGTGACTACGTTACGATTTAACGTTTCTCGTTTAAACGTACTTCCACTCGTAACTATTCATAGACTTTCATTTCCATTCAGTTCGACTTTATACCACTCACATCAGGACCATTCTCCACAATTAACTGCAATTTGACTCACCTTAAATCAATCGCTTGCCAGTTCCACGATTAAGAACTGGTTTCTTTTTTCTTTGTTGTCAATTTCTTTATTACATTTTTAACTATTGGCTTAATTAGGTTAAGAACAATGGGAGCACTACACCCAACCAGAGCCAAAGTAAAAACACCAGTAAACTGCTTAAAACTTGGAATGTATTGGGAAATGAACGGTACGTCCTCATACAAAGTGATACATTCAATCCCATTTTGCCCTCTTTCATAGCCAATAACACGTTCCAGCTTTTTATCGTTACGAAAATCTCCAATTTTTTGCTCTTTGTTACTAGGACAGGGTGGGATTTCTAGTTTTTTATCTTTTTTCTTCTGTGGAATCTGAGGCTTTTGCTGTGGAGGTTGCGGTTGTTGCTGTTCTTGTTGTTTCGCAGGTGCAGTGTATTGAAAGTTAGCAGGATTGTAGTCGAGTGGCTCAAAACTAGGAATATTGAACGTACCACAGGCTTGATATGTGCCTAGCTCATCTTCATTTATCAGTCCTGTTAAATTATTTCTATGAGCATCAACACATCCTGGGATATCTACAACTGGTTTAGTAATTAAATCTAATATTGGTGGTTGCACTTCCCATGTTCTAATTCTTGGAACGTAAACCTCTCTTATTTCAATTTTTGGTATCTTCGTCATCTATATCTCCAATAGAAATAGACCAGCCATCTTCTCCAAATTTACCTTTTTCTATTACTTTAGGTTTTTCTTTCTTCTCAAAACTATCGTGATATTTTTTTATTTGAGTTTCTAGTTCTATATCAAACTTAACCATACGCATCCAATCAATAAATTTATCTATGTAATGTTTAATTAGTTTTTTAAAAAATCTAAATATCATTAATCGTAAGCATCTCTTGGTAGATATACTTCCACAAAAGAATTACATTTAGGACAGGAAAGATTAGTTACCATACTATATTCGCCAGATCTTAATGGATAATCTTCACCATCTAAGCTATGATCTCCACCCCAGATTAGTTCAGTCTTACAGTGCCAACAGTTCATTGTTCCCACTTACCTTTTGTTTCCCATTCTATATATTCCCTGTTGCGTTGTTCTATAAGTTGCCAAAACCACGCATTTGGGTCATCTGGATTAGGAACAGGTTGTGGTTTTAGTTTCCTTATCTGCTTTTCAAACTCATCAGCAATAATCCAATCCATATGTTTCATTACTTGCCCTAATAACTGATTTTCAAAACCTGGACTTTTCATATACAAAAACACCATTAATCCCGATCCAAAAGTTATTCCAGATGTTATTAATGCTAAAACTGCTATAAAACGAGTCCTTATACGACCAGGTGTGCGTTCTATTTTTGTCATAAAGGCAACATTGGACCTGTTACTTTTGGCATTTTTTTATCTATTTGATTAGGCAATATTTTACTCACACCTTCCATGACTTTTTCCATCATCATCGCTTCAAACTGTGGACTGCTTACCCATTTGTAAGTAGCGTACCCTGCTCCAATAGTTGTTAATGAAATTACGAATGATAGGATAGATAAAATAGATGAGATTTTATTAAGCATGGTAAAACTAATGATTTTAAAAGCACTTTCATTTACAAGTGTGCTTGTTCTATTGCTTATTGTAGCCCTCTCTCCTCTCTACGTCACTATGGGAATTATGACAAGGCAGATGACAGAAAAAACTAAAACCCCATAGGAATTACTCTAGGTGGATTGGGTCTGTAATATCCTGGAGGAATACAAGGCATAATCCCACATCTTCTAGGTTTTCTATGTTTCGGCATACGGCATACAACTACACCTCCACTACCTTTACATCTTTTTTTTCTTGGTCTACCTTCTGGAAAGTGATCTCTTGGTCTATTTACACCTTCTGAAGAAACACCAGCCTCGACTACCACAGGAAATAATAAACCTATAGCAAAAATTATTGTGATTAGTTTTTTCATTATTCCTCGTCAGAGTTTAGTTCTTCGTCACACATTTCAATTTTACCGTTTATCTTGATAATTTCCAGATTAAGCTCGTTCATCTTGCTTTGAAGTGTTGTTACTTCATTAGATAATTCTGTACCTTTTTTGATAAGTGCTTCTTTTTTAGCAGCAAAATCCATAAAATAAAAATTTAATTACCCTATTCTACACCTATTACCAAGAGTGAGAAGTAGTAGTAGCACTATACTGTTCATCTATTTCTTTCTTAAGTTGATCTTCAATAAATTTTACTTCATCTGTACCAAGTGAATCTTTAGCCCATTGTATAGTGGTTGCTTTTGTAATATCGGCAAAGGGTATTAAAGTATCAGGTCTTAACAGTGCAACGCCAATATTAGCTACAGCTTCTTTAGTGCCATCTGATGCAACTATAACTATTTCTAACTTGTGAATAAACTGATCCGCACCAGTAGAAAAACATTGAGGTGAATCCCATGTGTAAGTAATTGCCATGATTAATTATAAGGTGATGTTCCTAAAATACTTGTATTCCACTGTGCTTTCAACGCAGCTTCATCAGAGGCAGCCTCTATTGCAGAATCAGCAGGTGCATCTCTTAATGCCTGTTTCTTTGCAACAACAGCAGAAGTATCAGAAGAAGTTTCTGATAATTTATTATATTCAGCATCTAAATCAGGAAATTTAAATATTCTTGCTCTTCTTATGTTTTTTCTATGCTCATCTTTGGCCTTACTCATATCTGTTTTTACAGTTTTATTGTCTTGCACCCAAGCACCTCTAAATGATCTGTCAGTAGGTATTGCTGAATCTTCTACAATTTCGTAGGCAACACCATCTGGTACGTCTTTTATAGCTTTGCTTGCATCACCGTTTGCTGGATGAATTACAGCTACAGTTCCATCTGTTTGTGTGTAAATAATTTTACTCATAATTAATTAGTGAAAAGCTATTACATTTACTATATCTTTATCCATAACAGCATTACCATTATCTTCAGAAAATATTTTAACTCTTGCACTGCCATTATTTTGCGACATTATATAAAAAACTCCATGACCATCACCTGATATGAGATTTGAAGAACTTACAGAACCTACTAGGGCATACTGATTATTACTAAAATCATCATCCCAGCTTATTTGGTAATCCCCAGTTCCAAGATCAGTTACGCTGCTGACATTATATTGTCTTTCCATAGAAAAGTTATCACCATCAAAGTGTACCCAGGCTTTTGCTGCTACTGGCTGATATTCTGGTGGTGCATTTCCTTTAGAAATTAAACAGTCACCACTTGATCCAACGGTATCATTATTTACACCAAACGCACCAGAATCTCTAAATGTAAATCTAGAGGTCATTGTGTTAGAGCCATTTTGACACATTCTTAGTTTTATATCAGTGCCTTTTGCTGTGGCACTATGATTCTGTGACGATATAAACTGTATTTCTGCGGAAGCTGGTGCTGGTAAATCTCCGTCACTATCAGCACAAATTATCGAACCTATTTGATTAGAACCAGCAACTGAAGAATCTCGTCTGTGAAGTAAAATACTTGGGCCAGAAGCATCTATTACTGTTAAACGTGTATCATTATCAGTACTGTAATCAACATCTATACCGCCATCTCCTACATTTAGACAGCCTTGATTAGTAAGACACATAAATGCAGTAAGGTTGTTACCACTTGCAACCTGAAAATGTAAGTCTGTAGATCTTTGACCACTAGCAAACGCAGCAGCCGTTTTTGCAAATATTCTTGAACCTACACCAAAGCCTGTTCCATTAGTGCCTTGAAATTCAACAGCACCTAGTATTGAATCATTTGGACAAGCTGTATTTCCTGATGCTGAAGTATTATGATTTTTTGTTAAAACTAAAGTAGGGTAACTTCCAGACTGATTTCCAAATCTCGTAATATTTAACATTGATTCAGCATCACTATTCCCAGTAACTTGCAACGCTGCATTGCCGTTTGCATCAACAAAACCTGATCTATCATTTGAAACACAAACAAATCCATCAAATAAAGCGTTACCAACTACATCTAAAGGAAATTGTGGATCGGTACGATGAATACCTATATTATTATCAAGCCCTTCAATCGTAATATGTTCAGTACCAGCCATTCTGAATTGCATAATGCCATGAACAGGGTTTCCACTTTCTGCTTTTACTCTGATTTCACCTAATAAACCACTATTTTGTGCGTTGGTATCACTACTTGCAAATTCAATAGCACCACAAAGTTGACCTGTTGCTATTGTTGTATCGGTATTAGTGAATCTGAGAGCATTACCTAATCCCTGTTGATTATTAGCTCTTATGTCCAAACAATAAGAATTCTGCCCTCCTCCAGTTGGCTGTGAGTGAGGAGTAAGTCTAATATGGCCATTATGATCCACCTGGAAAAATGTTACATTGCCACCGTCATTATTAAGAACTCTTAAGTTCATTCCAGTTGGCACAGCACCAGTAGAAACTGCTGTTGTATTTCCAGAAAAGTCAGTAGCAAAACTGTTTACTCTAAATCTGAAAACGTTTTTCATTTCTGTTCCGTCACTTGCAAAATAGTTGATGTCTCCAAACGCATCACCTATTATTGCCGTCTGACTATGGCTGTAAGAGGAGTTTCTATATTTATATAAATTTATGCTTGGAGGAGTAGTATTACCGCTACCTCTTGAAACTCCAAGAGCAGCACCGTTATCAGTAGCGTAAATTTGTACATTATGTGCTTGATTAGTGCCTGATGAAACTAAAGCTGGTGCTGATTTTCTTACTACAGTTGCACCACTTTCGTCTAAAACTAAATGAGGTGTTACATTACCATTTGCTCGTAACTGTATCTCGTTTCCAACAGCTCCAATTCTATTATGTGAATCTCCACCACTAGCACTGTCAGCTATATTAATAAAAGCATTGGCGTCAGTACTTTTAAATAAGGCAATACCATTAGAATTACCACCATCTACATGAAGAGGAAATGAAGGGTTTGTACCGACATTTGAACCTACCCCTAAAAAACCAGCCGAATCAAAACAGCCTACAGTTCTTTCAACTGTGCTGTTTAGTGCGCAGGTTTCAAAATGTATTCTTGTTGGGTGTGAAGTATTAGAAAAAGTACCATCAGAAATAAACCGTATTTTTACACAATCACTATATGAAGCATCAGCAGTCTCATTTGTATATCCTATTATTGCTCCAAGACCATTACCAGCAACTACACTCGTATCATCTCTTAAAAGATCAATTTTCCCCCCATTTAAATTGTAAATTTGCAAATCTGAACTTGCATTTCCTTCATGGGCAGCCAGTCCGTTATTAAATAACCTACCTCCATTATCTATTGTCCACCTTAAAACTGTATTTGTTGCTATACCTAAAGTTTGACTAGCTGGCCTGTACAAACCTGTTTGAGGAGCAGTCGTATTATTTACATTAATTCTTGCACCAGTAATCCCTCCTGTAACAATTAAACTCGCACCAGTAATATCTCCTCCTACCGAAAGTGTTCCAGATCCATCAATTGTTATCGCTGGGAAATGATGATTACTTGTTAAGTCCTCAAAACCAGTGTTATTTGAGTTGCGTCTTTGAAATTTATTAGATGTTGTATTAAATCTTACTGCTCTCGCTGGAAAATTAGATGTACTGACAGTATCATTAGCAAACATAGCTGCCAAATCAGTATCTCTACCTTTTAATGTGCTTAAAAAACTTGTATAGGTACTAGTTAATTGTGGTTCGTTAAAATTCGCCATTAACTATTTTGCTTTATATAAAGTATAAATCATATCTTATATTCTATCTACCTCTACATTGCCATGTAAATATTCCACCAATTTGATTACCATTAAAATCAAATATAAATACATGAAATTTTGTAGGGTTTGCAGCATCTTCAAAATCTACAACAGTAAAATTCTTAATCGCAGCATTTGCAACATCGTTATTTGACGTAGCTGTTACTGCTTCAATATCTACAAAAGGTTTATTGAAAAAAACAGGTGTTCCACGTTTTTTAATCGTACTTACTGCAACGCCATCAGTAATTACAGTTTCCGTAAGAGTATCAAAATCTACATTACCGTTTGTTGTTCCTGAAGCTGAGTCGGTAACAGTAAAAGTGTTTGCACTTGGTACTGTCACGACTTGATAATCACCTGATGTGCCATTACCAGAGGTCACATCAAACCCAACACCATCACCAACTGCCAATCCATGAGCATTTTTTGTAACTGTCATTGTTGTTAGTGTTCTTGTGTAAGTTCCTGTTCCTACAATCGCAACACCTCTTCCTTGATCATTTTTCTGTTTAACTTCTGCTTTTAATCTTATTTGTCTTACCTTTAATAAATCATTTCCACCAGGCTGTGCGAAATCATACCTAAATCTTACATATTGAAAATTTGTACCATAAATATTTCTTTGTTGTGCATTTGTTTCATTAACGATGCTTGTATTAGACCCAGAACCAGTTACAGATGAACCAAAACCTACAGTTGGGGTTATGGTAGTCGAACCAATATCATCAGATTGAATACTTGATTTAATTATAGAAGACTTAATATTTGTGCCTAAATTTAATATTTCTTGAAAATGCCCTGTCGCTTCTGTAGGCATTAACCAACGAGGAAAACCTGCATCTATCTGTGCTTGTGGTGTCGCAAACTGTGGGCTGGCATTACTGCCTGTTCCAACAAAATGTTCTTGTATTGTTTCTGTTGTATTAACATTTGCATAGCCAACACCATCTTCAACATAAAAATTACTTGTATTTATAAAAGTAGGCAATCCACTTGGAGGATTTGTAGAAGCATCAAAGTCAGTTTTAAAATCTGTTATTAAAAGAAAATCTGGTGGCTCATCAACTACAGCATCAACAAAACCATCATCACTTTCCATCCCTAATACATCTACTGCACGAACATAATATCTATAGGTTCCACTGGTATCTTCAAAACTTACAAAAAACGTACCTTGTATTCTTCCTAATAATTCAGCGGCAGAATAATTTTGAAAGGAACCATCTGTTGCTTGTTTTGATTTTTTTATCTCATAATGTTTTATTGGTAAACCATTGCTATTTGTAGCATCACTAAACCTAAGAAGTACATTGTTATCTATTACCTCTGTTTCTAAATTTGATATATTGTTAGGTCTTTGAATTGTAATATCAGCACTTCTTATTGTGCCTGTATCATTATAAATATCTTTTGGCTCTATGTAATATCTATAAAAAGAATTCTCTTTTGTACCATTACTTCGTTTTATTTGTTCTTTAAACTCTGTAGCCATGTAATTACCCCTATTTTTTGCGTTTGCAAAACTCTGTACTGTACCAGAAATATTAGATAGATTCGATGCTGTGGCCCTTTTTACTTTATAATGTTTCAAAGGTAAAGAAAAACCACCTGTAAAATTAGTGTCTGGACTGTATTCCAGCCAATCAACTGTAACTGTTAATAACTCCTGATCTATTGTTATAGCTGGTGTGTCAAAATAAGGTGCAGGTAGTTCTGGGCCATTAATTATGATGTCTTGCGTTGATATAGCAGAACTATTATCATTAACATCAAAAGCTCTAATGTGATAACGCTTAGTTCCTACAGTTTGTTTTACCTTTAAATTATTACCTTGTATTCTCCCTTTATTTGATGCCTGTGCAAAAGTTTGATTTGTATTTCCTACTTTAACTTGAAACTCTTTAACAGTAATACCTGATGTTGGTGGGGTATAAGTCCAATTTAAAAGAACAAAACCATCATCCAATTCTGGTGTATCAAATGCAACACTCCCAACTTCTACTGTTATATCGATAGAAGAATATGCACTTACACTGCCAGCAATATCAACAGTTCTTATTTGAAAAGTTTTTGTGCCACTAAAATTAGCTGGTCTTATAAACTCTGTATTATCAATTTTTGTAGTTTTTTCATCAACTAAAACTTCATAATGCTTTATAGCAAATCCATTAGCAGGAATTTCAGTGCCATTCTCATCTTCATTACCATTAGCATCTCTTAATGTTGTGAAATTAATAACTACTGATTCAATCTGAACTCCTGATGTATCGCTAATAACAGGTGCATGAGGTGTTGCAGGAGTAAATGTAAATTTATTTGCACCCTCTACAAAATTACCATCGCTATATCTATTACCGTCATCTCTAGCTTTTATAAAAAATAAAACAGTTCCTAACGTACCATTATTCAAAAGTTTCGGATTTTTTACCCCAAGCTCAACATTAGGTGCTTGTGCTCTTGTTAAAAAAGTAGGGGCACTTTTATTTCCAAAATTACTATCTGACACGTTGTTAGTATTATTTTTATTAATGTGTATTTCGTAGCCGACTAAATCTAAATCTTTAAACAAAACATCAGGGTTAGTGCCGTTAAAACTATCTGGATTTGGTTCATTTTCATTCCACGTTAAAATCAAACCTTTATTTGCATCAACTGTTGCTGTTAAACCAGTTACAGGATTTGGGGCTGCTGTTTTTCCTTGTGTTAAAACATTATTTAATGCAGCTTTTCTAGATAATTTGCCTGCTTGTGATACACTCTGAACCCTAAAATCATAAAGTCTGTTAGGTTTAATGTTTTTTAATTCAAACGTAGTACCCTGTATATCTTCTGTTCTGAAATTATTATTTGCATACCTATACATGACTTTATAATTAACAACTCCATCAGCAGCTTGCCATTTCAAAGCTAACATTGATCTAATTTTTGCCTTATTAGTTTTCTTTTGATTAGTGTCTGTATCTGCGTTTTGATTTATTGTTTCCTTATATAAGGATTCAGTAGTAGTTAAATTTGTTGGAGGTTTTGGTTTTGCATTTATGTTTGTTGCATCTCTGTATTCAACATCCGTACCAGCATCCACAGCAGCATAAATACTATGGTTGTATGTAAGTGCTGTTACTTTATACTTTGCTCCCTGCTCTTCAGTTACACTAATAATTCTAAATAAATCAGTCTCTAAATTACGATTTGCAGTAGTACTAATAATTTCTAAAACCCATACAGTATTCACTTCTGGTGCTGTGTTTGAGCCTTCAGCATCTTCAAAAGATCCCACTACATCAAGCAAATTATCTGACTTTCTTAAAAAATTAACTTCTTTTCTCGATACAGAATTATCAGGCATCACTACAGAAATCATTCTTGTATCTCTATATGTCACAGTTACATCTCCACTATTAGTAGCTGATGAAGAAGCAGTTATTGTAAAAGTTGTTGATGAAGGTACAGAAACTACAGTGAAGTTACCGTCCACAGCAGAACCACTGGTAAAGTCAACTGTGACTGGTGCTCCGATTTCGTAAAAATGTGATATAGGAGTGCCACTATTATTTGTATGTGTAATTGTTATGGTCGTACCAGATTGCGTGTATGTTCCAGTTATGCTTCTGTAGCCATAAAGACTTGTGGTCACATCACTATCTAAATTAATTCTGTCAGTTGTAGATGCTGGAACAGACTTTACACGACCTGCTCTTCTGAAATCGCCATTTCTTACTCTGTCACTAATACCGATAACATGACCTGGCCTTACATAAATTCCGCTATCTATAGATACTGTGAAAGTAACAGTTTCGGTAAGAAGTTGTTCACTTTCTCTTGTCCATTTGGCAAGCCTCATTGCCTGACCCTGACTTGTGCAGCCAAAGGCATTTAATTCACGTTTTACAATTCCGTATTTAGTAATTGCTGAATCAGATGCAACATTATCTTTAATAGGGAACTGAACTCTAGCAAACTTACGTTGTTCCATATCAAAATACTTAACCGCCACTAATGTTGCTCTGTTTTTTATATCACTTCCCTCGTATGTAAAATTACCTCCCTCTACGTTTGCCTGGGAAAATATAAATACAGGTGCTACTTCTCCATTGGCTGTGTACGAGCCAGAAGTTTGTGTTGCAGGTCTATCCTGTATAAGAGTAACGCTACCAGCACTCCAAAAAGGCATGACACGCATGGTAGAGCATATTGCATTTATTAAATCAAAAGCTCTGTACTCTCTATTTATTACACCGTTAAAAGCAAATCTAACTTCACTACTTTCTCTTGAGAATGAAACAGTACCAGTTTGAGTAGAACCTATAGAAGATACATTTAATAATCGAAAAGTTTTTCTTCCTGTCTTTTTAACTCTATATGTACCATCAGCAGGTCTGGGGTTTGCTCCTCTAAATTTACAGACTAAAAAATCTCTACTGCTTAAAGTATGGTTTATTTCATTAGGTGGTGTGTTGCCATCTATAGTTGTAACCTCAACAAAAGTTTTATTAGCAGTCTGTGTCCATGTACCAAATTTTAATTGATTTGTACTGAAACTTACGTTACCAGAACTTGTTCCGCTAGTGTCAACTGTAATTGTAAAAACATTAGCATTAACTTTTGTTATCTGATATTCACCATCACCTCCATCTGATTGACCACCCGAAGTAAAATCTAGATTAACAACGAAGTTATTTCCTAAACCATGTCCAGTAGAAGTAATCGTAATCGTAGTTGATGAACTTTGGTCATAAGTTCCAGTACCAGAAATCGCTGTAGGTGCTGGTACTCTATCTGCTACAAGTTCATTGTTGTACTGAGAAATTGCAAGAAAACTAAACTCATCTAATGTAGATGGATCTATACCTAATCCATATCTTTCCTCTGTTAAAAGATCCCAAAGTATCCACGCTGGATCGCTATGCCATGTAGTCGTAAAATTATTATTACCACTAGCACCAGCACCAGGCCACGTTCCAGAATATGTAATCCTACCTGCTAATTTACTAGCTCCAATTGTTACTGTTGCTGTATTTGGGATTCTTGTTCTTAATCCTCTAACTCTGTAATTTCTAACAGGTATAGAATTAAATTGTTCTGCTGACGTCTGTAAACCTACTAAGGCAGTATTAAGATATCTGTTATTATCAAACTTTATTTTTGTATAAGAAAACCAAGTAAATGAATTTTGTGTTTTTGTACTTGGATCGTCTGTTACTCTCTCTATTCTTATTCTTATATTACTGGTATATCCAGCTTCTCTTAGGTTAAAACCATAACTTCTTTGATATAAATCCCCACTACGACCACTGGTAGCAAAAGTTACTTCTTCTCCTGTTTCTTCAATAGACATATTAACAAAATCAGCACCGTCATAACTTATTAAAAACTTATACTCAGCTTTACTTCCTACAATATCTCCATCATCATTAAATTTTTGAAGTTGAGGAAAATTTATTGTAAATCTAATTCTATCAATAGTATCGGAAGCATCAGTTATAGTTTGAGTCGTACCAGCATCAGGGTTTGTTTTTGTAACGACCGTATTAACAGTTACTTCAGTTTGAGTTGCAGCAAAACCTTTAATTACTGATTGCGTACCTGTGCCTCTTCTGTGACCAACTGTTATGTCATCAAAATTAAAATCATCTTCTGCTGGATTTGCAACACTAGCTGTTTCCTCTAAAACTGGTGTGTTATCAAAAAATATATCTTTAAGTAGTGCTTTATTATAATTTGCATCACTTTCAGATAATCCAATACTTCTAGGAGTAGCAAAACCATCAATATCACCTTCTCCTAAAGCATCTAAAATTTTAATTTTTGCAATACTATCTAGATTATCCTTAGCGGTTGAGCTACCACCGCCACCGCCTTTACCGCCACCACCGCCAGAACCACTTATTTGATCTAAATTATTTTCTTCCATTTATTACTCCACAACTCTTTCAGTTGAAATACCTGCTGAAATTACAGCAGAACCAACAAGTCTTTCTCCGTATATTAAAGGTATGGCTAAACCTGCCCTGGCTGTATTAACAGGAGAATTAAAAGCAAAGCTGTTCTCAGGATCTTCTTCCGGTGTCTCAGGTACAGGAGTAAGCATTTGAGAAATACCGCCAAGGACTAAATAAGAACCTATATAAAATGCTGCTTTAGTCAAAATTCCTAATTCACTAAATGCAATAGCCGAACCTACTTGAGTTTTAGCAAAAGAACTTAATCCAAACGCTGGATTCATAAAAGCTGCTCCTATTAATAATCCTCCTAATAAAATAGATCCAAGTCCTCTACCACTTTCACCAGTAATAACAGGAACTATTTTTATATCTCCTCTGCCAGCAGGATAATGTAACTCTTCTAATTCAGTCGGCCTTTCCTCTACTAATACCCTATAACTTCTGTTCATCATGTAACTTTCTGCTTTTGGGTGGTATGCCAATAAACATTGAATACTTTTAGCAACAGTTGGTACGTCTATCTCTATTTCTTTAACATCTAAATGTTCTGCTAAATCACCATATAGTTTTAACTTACGAAGGCAAGTTGTCATAACGTACTATCCTCCCTGTAATTTTACGAAACCAGCTTGTATAAGTCTCCTTACATGATAGTCTACCTTGCATGTGATGTAAAAGCTCATTTCCAAAATCATCACAAATTACTCCGCAATGATTTAATTCTTCTCCTGTTAAATTCATAAATAATAAATCGTATTTTTGTAAAGGTACATCTTTACTTATTTCTTTAAATCCAGCTTCTTCAAAACAATTAATAAATGTAGGATTTTTGCAAAATTCTTCTGGTGTGTCAGGTTTTGGAAAATCCATTAATTTTATTCCTAACTCAGCATTAAAATATTCTCTTACCAGTTGCCAGCAATTAGTATGATCCCATGTCCATGGTCTACCTATAAGACTTTGTTTGTATTCTTTAGGAAAAAAATCGTACCACTCATTTGTTTGAGGATTAACTATGTACCAATGTTTATTTGTTCTTGCTGCACATACTAAATCTGCTGGACTTGCTATAGGACTTGAATTAGGGTGAGAATGAACTATACCTTCTATAGCTTCATTTCCATACCTGTCCTCAATGTCAGCATAGTCATGTGGATCTAAGATAAATTGATCTGTTCTAATATGTGCTAAATTTTTACATTCTTTATAAATAAGTTTACCTTTTATATTTACTAATAAACCACAACATTCCTTTGGACTTTCTTTTAGTGCGTGTTCTACAACTTTATCTTTCCAATACATTAGTTGAAAAAGTCACCAATTCCAGGAAAATCATCTGGTAAAAATTGTCGCTTGGGAAGTTTTACTCCAAATTGATCTATTGAAGCTGCTAATTCAAATGTACAAAAATTTCTTGTTTCAGCAGATTTACGGGCTATTTCATAAATTTCTTTAGGAAATTCCTGTGTTTCGTCAGGAGTTCCGTAAGGGTTATTACCTGTAAAGTTACTGTTAGGTAAGAATCTTGCAAGCGTTCTTATTCTGGTTACAGTCGCACCAACAAGATCATTTCCAGGAGTTGTACTGTTAACGTCTACAAGTACAGATGACATTATTCCGATAGGAACAGCAGGTGCTAATAAAGATAAGTTACTTATAGTAAGTGTCGGCCTCGGAGTTTGTTGGGTTTCATATTTAAACCCACTTGCCTGTATTGGTGCTGAATAATATGTATTACTGTTCCAAATAATGTTGCCCTGTGCTGTTGTGATATTTGTGTTGTTATGGAATCTATAAGTTGTATCCGCACCATGTAAAGCAGTTTTTAATTGTATTTCATAAAGTTCAATAATTGGATTTGGATTTATTGATTGAAGATTTTTATTTAGCTCACTCATTATGGTTCAAATACTTGCCTAAATGTAACCTGCACCCTTGCTCTATTTAAATAAGGTACGCTTTTATCGTAACCACCTTCCACCACAAAGTTCATGGCACTTTCACCTGGAACTGTATAAGTAAAATTCGCACCATCAACGGCTCTTTCGTCTAGAAAATTAGTTAGTGTATCTGCATCAGCTTCGCTTACTTCAAAAGTTAAATTAAATGTTTTTGCATTTTGATTAAGACCAAAAGAAACTCGATGTTCATAGCCATCACCAAAAGAAACAACACGAGTATTTGCTGCGTTTGATTTCTTAAAGTTATATTTTGGTACGAAAGGTGTACCTGCTGCTGTGTTAGGTAGGTTAGCCATTAGCTATATAATATACCTCCAGGTCTTTTTTGCTGAATCAATTCTGCCTGTATAGCCTGTGATATTACTTCTCCTAACTGCTCTGCTTGGCCTGTATCTCCCTCTACAGACGATCCAGATGCATCTACATTTACTACAACATTTGTTGAACTACCCATGCCACCCATAGCATGATTTGGAATTATAGTACCTTTTCTGTCAGGAACAAAAATTTCTGGACCTCTTTCTCCTACGATTGAAGGTCTTCCTACAGGAGGTCTACCACCATTAGCAAAATTTAATAAACTTGTATCAAATTTTTCATTAAAACCACCCGTTATAAAAGGAGCAACACCACCACCTCCAAACAGACCACCAAACATTCCTAAAATACTTCTCTGTAATTGATTTGCCATCATTTGTGCAGCCATATCTAAGAAATGATCTGCTATACGCATAAACATATTTCTAAACGCTTCTTGAACAGTCATAGTTCCGCTAATAATTCCTTTAAATGACTCTTTAAAAGATGAACCAATTGCTTTTGATAACTCAACTATTTGAAAACCAGTATCATTTAATTTTATAAATTCTTCATCAAGTCTTACTAATTCATCGTTAACAAGCCTTGAACCTAAAGCCAATTCATTCGTAGCATTAACATATTCTCTTAATAATTCTAATTGATCTTCATTTAAAGTTTGTTTTGTAAGCTCTTCAAATTCTTTTGCTAGTTGATTTACCTGTCTATCTGCTGTTATTTTTTGTCTCTTAGCAAATGTAGTTGCATTTGTTAATTCAATTTCTTCTCTCAATCCTTTTGAAATCGCTTCAAAACCTAATCTATTTGTCTCTGTTTTATCAAATTCTGCTAGTCCAGTTATACCTTGTGCTTTTAATCCTCTAAGTTCTGTCCTCTCCTGCCCTGTCAATCTACCACGTTTATTTTCTAACTCTGCTATACGATTTCCTAATGCTTGTAATTCTGGACTTGATGATTGTCTTAATCTTTCACCTACAGTAAGATTTTGCAAAGGATCTGCTAATCCTTTTAATATTCTTGAAAAAGATATTATTCTCGCTAAACCAGCCTGTACTATCAAGAAAAACTGACTAAATCCTTGTGTTATCTGTCTTGTCTGATCACCAAATTCTTTTAATGCGTCAACACCACCTTGACCAACTATTGCCGTAGTACGAGCAAGAACAACATTATATGCAGCTTCTTTTCCTTCAGCTTGTTCTAGTAATTGTATCCTTTGACTAAAAGCAGAATTAGTTAAACCTAATGATGCTATTAAAGTAGTTGTATCTTTATTGAAATCAGCTAAAGCATCACCAGCTTTTTTTGCTGACATAACTAAAATATCAAGTTGTTTACCTACCTGAGTACCAACAATGGACAAACCAAATCCTAATCCACCTCCTAAAAATCCACCAGCTACACCACCTAAACCACCACCAACAGATGCACCTATACCTTGACCAAATAACAAAGGAAAACCACCACCAATAAGACCACTACTAAGAGCATTTCTTCTTCTGGCAGCAAGTCCACCTCTTTCCGCAAATAACCCACCTTCTCGAAACATAGGATTTCTTGTTAAAACCCTATTAATACCTCTTTGTGGCCCAAACTCTTCAGCAGTAAAACCTGTAGGTCTCCCTCTTAATAATCTTGCTCTGTTTCTTTCTGTTTCTTTATCTGTTCCTGTAGGTAAACCAAGTTTTCTTGATTCTTGTAATAATTTATTCATTTCTGCAATTCTTCTATTTACATCAACATAATCTTTTTCAGTTAAATCAAGTTGATTTCTCACTCCACCTAAAGTCGCAATATATTTTTCAAGTGCGTTTATTGTATTCGCAGGTTTAAATGCTAATAAATCACTTAGTCCTGCTCCTTGAAAACCAGTAATTCCAGGTGCATTACCACTACTTATTGCACTAAATGTCGCAGCAGTTATTTTTGCCTCTTCATTAAATCTTTTTAAAGATGATAATTGTTGTGTAAAACCTATTTTTGTTAAACCCTGAGTAAACAAGGCAAATTCTTTAGTAGTACGACCTGTTTCTCTTCTTGCCTCTTGTAATTTAGCTGCAAGAGCACCTAATGATGTAATACTTCGTCTATTTTGACCATCAAAATTTAATAATCCTCTTGTATATTCTTGAAATGCTTTTTTTGCTTCAAGAACAGCTTTTTTTACTTCTTTTTGTTTAGCTGCAAATTCTCTTGAAAAAGGACCACCAGCAGTACCTTTACCTTTTTGTTCACCTATTTGTTTTAATTCATTTTTTAATTTTTCAGCCGTAGATTGTGTAACTTTTAAATCTTTGTTTAATTTTGCAAGCTGTTGTGATTTTGTCCTGACATTAATATTAATTCCGTACTCTGCTGCCATTTACTCGACCCAATAAATTACTTCTATATTACCGCCTT